CTCCGCCTTCGTCAGTAATGCGCATTGTTTCAATGTTGTACTCCAAATCAATTTTTTGACCAACGCCGGTCGAGCTTCGAGATTTCATACACTGTATCTGATACTTGCCACGCTCTTTCATAGCACGACTTGTAAAGATACCAAACACATTATCTGCTGTGTTGATTTTAGATATGCCACCTGAAATATGACTGTGATCAAACTCAATTTCTTCCACAGCCGATCGATTCAACTGACTTGCGGTTACCATCAAGAAGCCTAATTCTTTGGCCAAGTTGCGCAGTTCTTCACTCACATACTTGTCTTTGACAAACAAGTCATTGGGTGAAACTTTTGCACTAACAGGCATCAACAGGTCCAGGTAATCAATCATCACAAAGTCCACACGTTTACCTGTTTGTATTTGATATTCTTTCAGGTACGCACGTATGTCATTGATGTTGCTTTGTGCTGGCAAGCCTTTGACTTGATAGTTGCCTGACTTCTTGGCCACCAGTTTGACCTTGAGTTCTGTGGTGTCAATGTCCCGGCGAATGTCTTTAGTGCTCATGTTTGTGAGCATGGCATCTGTTCGCAAACTTGTGAGTTCTTCACTCAGTTCTAGTGTAATGTACACACCGCTCAAGCCCTGTTGCAACCAGTTCAGTGCAATGTTCATCATCACAAGTGATTTACCTGAACCAGATCCACCAGCAAAGATATTGAGTTCACCACGACTGAATCCACCGTACAACAACCTATCCAGTTGTGGCCAACCTGTTGACACTTGCCCACCTGAGTTGAAATACTTTTCAATACGACCCTTGGGATCATCAAAATAGTCTGTGCCCATGTCCTTGGTCAAGGATATTTGTACAGCGTCTTTGATCAGTTTCTCCACAGGCTCAAAGTCACCCTTTTCCAGCATGTCTGCTGCCTTAAGAATCGCACGTTCCAGTTCTTGGCGTTTGGTAAACTGTTCAAACTCGCCCATGAACCAATCAAAATGACCTTCGTTCAAGTCAGGCACTGCTTGTAGTCGGATACCTGTGGTGGCTGAAATCTGTGTACGGTCTGGCAGTGTTTTGTGCTTGTCTGAATGTTCTTTGATGAACTCAGCCGCAGCTCGCAAACTTTTGTCAAAGTTTTGCGGGTTGTAGATATTCTGCACACGCACATAACTTTGTGCGTCCTCCAACATCATTTCTAAAAATAATCGTTGGACGTCAAGTCCGTATTCTTTTAACAAAGTTTACCCTTTACACTGATCTCAAAAAATTGTGCGTTACCTGCTAGTCCATGATGTCCACGCCATCCGTATTGTTTAAAATCTGCTGGCTTGTTGAGGTTTACATTCACAGAGTAATAGGTATCTTTGAACAGTATGCATCTACTGTGATTTTGACAAAATGGCAATACAAATTCACTTGGCCCCCACAAGTTGTCTTTGTTCATTGGTGTTGATAAATTTACTATAAGATAATTGGCATTTTTTGAATCCAACCAGGTTGTCAATAAAAATATAGTTCGCAATACTTGCGTTTCCAACCAAGACCTATTGCTGTGGATAATGAATTCTTTATCGCTGCCATAATTCTGCATTGCAATCAATCCGTGATGGTATGGGATTTTGAAACGATTACTTGTCCAGGTATTAGTATCAATTTCGTGCCCAAAATATGCAGTATCTTTAAAATTATCAAATATTGTGATTCTTTCTAATGGCGGAATTCCAATTAAAAATAAATCATAATCCCAGTTATATTGATCTTGCATACTGATTAATAAGTGACACACGCTGTCAAAACTGTTGACTGGTTTTGAGCAATTTTTAATAGTGCCTATTTTAAAGTGTTGTGCAGTTAACCCCCAGAAACTATCTTGTGGGTTTACACATACTCCTGGAGTAGTGTAACTGTCGCCAAACACCCAAAGTTTATTGTATTCTTTTAACAAGTTGCTTCTTCCTTAACTCAATTTTGATTCTACTGGTCTCTCTTGATTGCATTATAGTTAGCAAGGCCCCTAATCGGCCCAACTTTATCACTGCATCGTTGACATCCTTGCACCCCTCAGGCCAGTCAGGTATGCTTATTGCCCAGCCCAGTTCTAGCGCACGATCAATCAATTCAATACCTGCCTTGTCTTGATCTGGTACCACTGTTATCTGTTTGTCTAGGCTGCGTATCAGTCTAACTTGTGCATCACTCACAGTGTTGTGCATCACTGCCACACCACCTATACTGAGTGCATCAAATATGCCTTCAGTCACAATCACATGTTGCCAATCTGTGGGTTGCAAGTCTGTGCCAAACACATATCCTGGTTGGCTGTCGCTGATGAACTTAGGCTGTTTGTCATCTAAAAATCTACAGGTGTATCCCACAATCTTATTGTCATGGGTAAAGGGTATGACCACATGCAATCTTGTCCAATGGATACCGTCATTTTGTATCTGCACCATGACCGGAAAGTCTTCTGGTACATGTCTACCACGCACATAATCCCAATAAAATTTGTGTTCAGATGTCAGCAGTTCGGCAAATGGTGGCAAGTCTCGTTCTTCAAATGACACACCACTTAGTGTGTTCCACATTTGTTGTCGATCTTCTAGTATTCCATTGATGCTTCGATGCCGCAAACTTTCCAGATTCAGCATCTCTATTTCCATCTCCGGAACGTTCATCCAGCCCAGGAGTTTTCTGGCTTTATAACTTAATGTACGGCCCAAGATAAAACTGGCAGTGTATGAGCAATTGAAGCAGTGATAACTCCAACCAGCCTCAGTGGCTTTGAGTCCACCACGTCCTCTTCGATCCTGTGTTGATCCGTTGTGCTGACAGCACACTGCATTGAAACTCAACCAACCACTAGGTGTCTGTTTCTTTTTTGCAGGTAGATAAGCAAGGATGTCAAGCATCTGTACAGTATAGCAGGATTTGTGCGGCAGAGCAACAGTTAACGATAAAGAATATTGGTAACGTAGCCAGTTGTGATCAGCACAGTCACAGCCTGCGCTTCGGTGCCACCAAAGTTCAGTGGCAAGTAACCCGAACCGCCGTTGGTGACAGTGATTGCACCAATGCCGCTGGGACCTGTGAATGGTGCAGCAATTGCTGTTGCTCCAGCACCGTTGCCCAGGATTTGAACATATGGTGCAGCCATATAACCTGTGCCTGCATTGTTTACTGCAATACCGGTCACAACACCATCTACCACAGTGGCAGTTGCACTGGCACCATAGCCTTGGCTGTTGTTGATGGCCAGACGCAACAGTGGATGGAACCCCACAACATTGATGTAAAAGGTTCCAGACTCGTCAAAATATTCACGGCTTTCTGTGACATCTACCCACACAGCTTCGTAATCCTGTGCTGCTTGTACTTTGAGGGTGCCAGTGTAATGATCCAGATCATATTTGACGGTGATCAAACTGGCCCCAGTTGTGTTGATATAACTTGAGTAGTATTCTGTCAAATAGTTACGTGATATTGGTTGCGGGTTCAATGCCCAATCAGGCCATGATTGCGGGCCAGGTTGTGGCCAAGAGTTTTTACCATTTATAGTGGGAATTGTCACCGGTTGACTGGCTATGAACTGTGGCAAAACACTGTCTACAATATCGCAGTCGGCTCGTGCGCCGGCGTTGGCGTCTGTAAATGCTGCTTGTACATAATTGCCTTGTGTGCGCTCAATGCTGTAGCTGCCTGGCTGTGCCAGGATGTTAATAGTGTCTGCTGTATCCAACACAACTTTGACTCGGCCAGTGCTGGCACTGAGTACAGTCATGTCTTTTTCAAGTAATAATTCGTCACCAGTTTGGTTCAGCAATCTAAAGCGAAATGTGCTGCCTGTGATGTTTACAGGTTTTTGGTCCTGGTTGATGAATTCAAACAACAGCACGTTGTCTACACCTTTGTTGACAGTTAAAGTTTTTGCGTACACTGGGTCGTACCTCGCAGTAAAGTATCCACCACTGGTGTCAATCAAAAGTACCCGAATGATTTGTTGATATAAGTAAGCAGTGGTTGAATACATAGGATCCTCAATACGTATTTATGGGCAATAACATCTTTGAAAAACTGGCGGAAAAATATCCCTTTATAACTCTTTGCGTTTACGCCAGCAACGAGTATATCGGCATAGTTCAGAACCGGGACGATGCTGTCACAACCATCTACGACTTTGGTGCTGTGCTTACACAACAAGATAAACTAGAGTTCTTGGAACTGGCCAACACTTGGTGGTGGGAAAGCAACAGGAGTATACCCATCAACATATTCCTGCGTGGAGACTGGGATCGATTTCGTTTTACTCTGCGCACATTCAGCAACAAAGACCTTGAGATCTTGCATGGCCCTGTGTGCAGCCTAATAGACATTGCTCGCAAAAAGAGCAAACGCAAATCAATTACCCTGGTTCGTCGTATTGATTAAATTCATGTGCAAGACCACTAGGGCCGCATAGCTCACAGCGTGTGACTTTTTAAACGTATACCCACGCGATTCATCTCCATCCCAAACCTCAGCAAACACTTGATCCCAGGGCTTGCGTTGCAAGTGTGCTTTGCCCGGTCTAATAATTGAAATAAAAGCAGCCATCCTGGGTATCGAGTCAGGTTGCATAGCCACCATCAAATCCACGTAGTTGCCCACGTGAACCAACTGAGAGGCCCAGGGTCTGTCTGTCCATAGTCGAGACCATGGAGGTGTTGCTGACAACATGGCATCGTAGTGTGCAGGATCCTGGATCAACTGATACACACTCATGTTCAACAAGTCAATTTTAAAGTAGCCACGCTGTTCTGCTGACTCATAGTCAATGGCAGCACAGCCATGTTCTGGATCTTGCGGAATGTCTGTGACATAGATGCCCGAATTGTGCCGGCGTGGTCGCCCATCCACAACCTGTCTAGCAGGTGTGTGCTGGATCAGTGCTAATATTTTAGCACGATCCGGAACGTCGATGTCAATGTCTGCACTCATATTCTACACAGCGCCACAACAGTTTTCAATTGCTCTTCAGCCTCACGCACAGCACCCAAGGCATCGGCCACAGCAGGATACTGTTCAGCCATGGCTCGTGCTTCCTTTTCTTCTGCCATTCTTTTGTGTACCCAATCAATAGCGTCTTCGGCATATGGATTGAGACCAACGTAATATTGACCTAGATTAAGTGGTTGCCAACTGGTGCCGTTGTATATTTCCAGTCGTTGATTGCTGGTGTTGTATTGTAATTGTCCAACACCCATGTAATTACTGTTGTTGACATAGTTACTACCAGCACCGCCGGTGACTGCTATGTACTTGCCAGTTTGACTGATGTTACCTATCATGTTACCATCCTGCTTGTTTCAATATTTCTTTAGCGTACTCAGCATCGGCAGCATAATCTGAGAATTTCTTTTGCCATATGTCTGAATCTATGTAGGGCCATATCATTGATACTTGGTCTGCTGTGAGTTCGCTCAGGAACTTTTGCCCCGACTCACAGTTGTATATCACCCAGGGACTGATGCGTCCTGTTGTGACAGCATAGCACATAGCGTGAGTGCTGCCATAACGCAAACAATCATGTGGCGGTGCTGAGTGAGTCCCACTCCAGTCTATGCCAAACTCCACTGCTCGCGCCAAGGCGTCTGCCACTGCTTCAACTTTCAAATAGTCCAGCAAATACTCAGTGTAGATTTTGTCTGAGCCCCAGTTGTCAATCTTTTTGTTGTGTTTCAACAACCACTCTGTGAACTGTCTGGGATTGATTGCTTTTGTGCCCACACAGTATCTGCCAAACTTAACAAAGGCCCGGTAGTATGGTGAGTCTGCAAAGTCATCAAATGTTTTGAGCCTGGCTGACCCTTGCGCAATCTCATAGAATCTCAAGTAGGATTGAAAACCCAGTTCAACTCCACGTTCCGACCGTTCTGATCTGCGGCGCTTGGGTTCGCACATGTGAACCACAAGACTTTCTGCACGTCTGAATGTTTTCTTGCAGTAGCCGCAGGTTAGTTCACTTAGTGTCTCGGCCATGGTCTCGGATGTATTGATCAAGTTCTTTTTTTGTGGTCATTGAGGCCAGCATGGCTATTTCATCTTCTTTGTATGTGGGAAACAACTCTGCCAGTTGTTTTTTAACGGCACTTGCCCCTGCGCCTGTTTCTTTCTTCTTGGGCGAGATCCAGTTGTGTCTGGGTGTGCCCATGTCTGGACTCACTGTAGTAGCACACAACCATTGCAGTTCAGGGTGTCGGTTGATGTTGAAGAAGTGTTTGTTCAATCGCTCGTTGGTGGAGATCAAATAAAACTCTTGCATCTCCTTGGAGCCTTCTACACAGCTGGCCCAACGAATCATGAGATAGTTTGAAAACTTCTTGCGTTCCTCTTCCGTGAGATCACGATAGAAGTTTCTGTTCTTGCGATCCAATTGTCGCATCTCGTTAGCAATATTTAGTTTGTCGCTCATCGTTCAAATACCAGTCTAACATTTCCATCCAACCAGTTATCCAAGATATCTAAATTCACATCAAAAATTAAGTATTTGCAAGGCAAATTATCTAGCTGCGATCTTACGTACGATTCGTAATCTATTAGATGTACACTAGGTCTTGAAATACTCTCATGGTCAATCATGCGTTGTATGTTTATAGAAAGAAATCCTCGACCACCGGGCGCTACCATACTAATAAATTCTTCGTATACCAAACGAAGGTCAGTCAATGGTCTAAAATGCAAAGAGTTGATTGAAAACACTGATTCAAAAAAAATCTGATGATTTCTAACATATTCTTTATCAACTAACTCTTCTATATCAGGATAAACTCTCCAACCAGGCCAATCAGGCTTGGCCAGCGCAGGTCTAGTATGGCTATAGCTCTTGTCAACTCCAATAATGTTAGGAATATATTTTTTAAACAAGTTGGCCCCGCAGCCTAAATCATATATTGAATTTGGATTTTTTTCCAACAAAGATCTCAAATAATAAAATGGTGTCATGGAAAATCCTGCATTGGTACCAGATGCCATTTGTCTAGGAGTAATGCTGTCAAAAGATTTAATAAATTGTTGATCCCACCATAAATTATCAAAATCTTCGGAGACATTACGGCATATATCTGTAGATTCAAATTCTTTTTTAAATTGTACAGGATCGTAAGGATTAATATTTTGTTTCATTTGTCTATCTTGATCAACTTGTATATCATTATAACACGGTCTACCGCATCTTGTAAAGTAGGGTTGGTCTTGGCCAGGCGTCGGATTTCACCCCACATTTTATCTTCTTGCAGACGGTCAAACAAGCTATCTCCGGTTGATGTTTGTTTGGTATAATCAATTTGGTGTCCCGTCACAGGATCGTAACTGTAACCCATGAGTTGTCTGGTACTGGGATCAGCACCTGATTCACGAGCATACACTTCGTTGCCATTGCGCTCGTAGATGTAGGTGGCGCCGGGTTTAAGAGTTCCCATACTTGTAGCCATATTGAGTGTGCGCCCAGCGTAGGAATCTTTCCAGGCCCGCCTGATCTTCTGGGTAACTTTCCAAGTAAATCTTGGCCAAGCGATTGACGATTTCAAATATCTGGGGTTCAGTGTATGCCATGTTACCAACTTTTGTTGTAGTCTACTATCTCGCAGTTGCGACTGATGTCTTTCACAAAGTACACACAGTCTGGATCAGGATCATCATTCAATGGTACTGCAAGTAACTGCCCATTCTTTAGCTTGGGTGCATACCACGATACTTCATGATACACATCCAAGATTTCAATGTCCGGGAAACTGGGGCGAAAACTTGTGAGTGGATTGAACTGAAACACTCTAAATCCACGGTCGTTGATTGATGTAAGTGGCAGCACTTCCAAGTCACCTACTTCTGGTTCGCCTATGAGTATTTGCCAGTCCATGGGCATCTTGATGGTGTTTTCACCAATGCGTAGCACCAAGGCAGGTGCATTGAAGCTTTCTAAAAAGATTAGTGGGATAAAATGGTAATCGGGTTCTTGCGGGTTTGAGTTGTCTAAGATGGCAAATCGCATGTCATCTACTTCTTCGGGCAAATGATCTAGGTCGTAATGAATATTGTCTAGGGTTAGTATTCTCATATGTTTATTATACAGGTGCTTGATGTTTTTGTCAAATATATTGCATGATCACACCGCAATCTAGTGTTTGATGTACCACTTGCCAGCCTTGTGCTTTTAAGTAAACCACAACAGGTCCGCATTTGCCAATCCAGCAATCGTTGATGCAGTAAGTGTCATCCATGACTATTGTGCTATGCCGATTCAAACAACCACGCAGTGCAAGGATCTGTGCCATGTGTTCTGTTTGACAGGCCTGGTTGCTCATCACTTGTCCACGACTGTTGTATTCTTCCATTTGCCTTTGTATGGCTGGACGTATGTCATTTATGTCCCAGATATAATCAAAGTTGTCTAGATACAAACATGCAATATCTGTGGGCATGCTGCCAAACTCTCGAGCCCATGCACTGCCCGGAGCCACAACAAATTTCACATCAGGCAATTGTGTTTGATATCTGTTTTTTGCTGAGTCAGAAATGTCCACACTGATCAACTTGGTACCATGCAACTTGGCCAGCCTGCTCAATTCAAGTGTGCTGCCTTCGCCGCGTTCTGAACCGATTTCTACAAACACACCCGAAGTTGGTTTGACAAAGTTTTTTATTTCTTTAAATATGGTGCCCATTGCAGTTGTCCTTGATGTATCGATCAATGTTGGCAGCAACAATTTCTTGTGTAGCTCGATCTGTGTGAAATGGAGTATCGTAGTTGGTGTTGGCATCACTGAATTCATAGGCCACTGCACCTATTGCTTCGTCATTGAATTTTATTGGCAAGATTCCGTGCTCTATTGAGCGTTTGTGCCAGTAGTCCAGCAACCATCCATCAATAATCTGTTGCAGTCCTTCATCAAACATGTGTTTGATACGCAATTTCAATGCCAGCACTTGTTCAGAACTTAACATAGCATTTTGTTCTGCCCCTTGC